CGCCTACGCGCATGAGAAGGGCGTAGGTACATATTTTAACGCCGACGGCAGAACGCAGAGAACAGCCACCGGATCTGGACCAGCAACCTGGAACCACAACTGGCTCCCAGACGGCATCGCAGACCTTAACGGAAACGTCTGGGAATGGTGCGCCGGTCTTCGCCTCGTGGACGGAGAGATCCAGGTGATCCCATATGCAAACTCCATGCTTTCAGAGATATCCCTGGGAGCCAACAGCACCAGCTGGAAGACGATCAACGCAAGCGGAGAATTAGTGGAACCAGGAACCGCGGGAACCCTTCACTACGACTGGATCAGCAGCAAGATCACGCTGACGGCAGCGGCCGCCACATCAACAGAGGACTCCGGAAGATCAACATCCTACACCAGCCTGGGCCTTGCTTCAGGGCTGACAGTTCCGGAGCTAGCCAAGGCCCTTCTGATTTATCCAGATGAGCCAGGCGGAGATTACGGCGGAGATTACCATTACACGAATCCAACCGGCGAGCGTCTGCCGCTCTGCGGGGGCTACTGGGACAGCACCGGCCGCGCCGGAGTGTTCGACGTGAGCTTGTACTACCCCCGGACTCACGCCAACTTCGACATCGACTTCCGGTCCGCTTTTTGTGAACTGTAACCTGGAAACTGTAACCTGTGCGGCCCGCGACAGCGGGCCCTTAACCTGAAGCAGGAGAAAGCCTGAAATGGCAAATCAAGAAACCGAAACACTCAAGATTCTACAGAAGATCGACGACTTCGCTGATTACGCGTACCCGGTTTTTAAACAGTTTCCAAAGTCCGAGCGCTACGGAATTGTAGCAGATATGAAAAAGAGCATCGACACGATGACGCACCATGCCATTGAAGCCGAAAAGAAATATTACAAGAAGACCACGCTGCAAGAACTCGACGTCGAGATCGCCTACATGCGGATCCTTGTAAAAAGATCTTACCGGCGTAAATTTCTGCCCGAAAAGAAAAAGAACATGATGCTCGATTATCTATCAGAGATCGGCAGGATGCTCGGAGGATGGATGAAAACCTGCGCAAGCCGGGAAGCCAGGCGGAAATAAATCTGCCGATGGGAGCGGGCTATTTCGTCTGCCGATCTGCGGGGGCAACTGGAACAACACCGGCAGCGCCGGAGTGTTCAGCGTGCACTTGAGCAACCCCCGGACTAACGCCGGCGCCGGCATCGGCTTCCGGTCCGCTCTTCCCTGATTAGCCAGAAGCCAGGATCCTACGTGGAACCTGGACCGCGCCCAGGGGGAAAAGGAGTTCGCTTCCACTCCGGGCCGCAAGGCAGGAGAAAAATGGCCCTGTTCGAGCGTGGGCAGGGCTGCCCCTGCGGAGACAAACAAAACAGAGGGCGCCTATGGAAACCGCAAGTAGCGAAAGCGAAAGCCGCGACACATAGTTTTAACATGAAAATCAAAAATGTATTTGACGAGATCTTCTCCATGGAGAATCTGTCACATGCATTAGCAGACGCATCGGCCGGCCGGAGATATAACCGCGATGTTTTGTTATTCAATTTTGACGATTGGACAAACCTGAAAAGACTGCAAGAAGAGATCTACTCTGGAATCTACGAGATCGAGGCGTATTATATATTTTACGTCTACGAACCAAAGAAACGGATGATCATGAGCATCGCCTTCAGGCACCGAGTGGTCCAATGGGCCATTTACCGGATTATTAATCCGATATTCGTCAAGGGATATATAAAAGACAGTTACGGATGCATCGACGGCCGGGGAAGCGTGAGGGCCATGAAGCGCCTGCAATATTGGATGGCCGACGTCAGCAGGGGAGCTGGGGACTGGTATTATTTAAAGCTGGATATCAGTAAATATTTTTACCGGATCTCACACAGGGTTTTAAAGAAGATCCTCCGCAAGAAGATCAGGGATGACCGCCTGATCGATTTGCTGGACAGGATCATCGACTGCCCGCATACGCCCTTCGGATTGCCGCCAGGGAAATCACCCGGAGAGGTAGCTCCAAAGGACATGCTCTACGATGTCGGGATGCCGATAGGAAACCTATTGTCCCAGGTATTCGCAAATCTTTACCTGGACGCCTTGGACCAGTACGCAAAGAGGACGCTGAGGATTAAATATTATATCAGATACATGGACGACATAATTATTCTATGCGACAGCAAGGACCAGATCCGGAGATGGAAGGATCTGATTGAAGAATTTCTTCTTTCAGAGTTGGAGCTGCAGCTCAACCGCAAGACCTGCATCCGGCCGATCGACCAGGTCGTCGAATTTGTGGGCTACCGGATATGGAAAGACCGGACGGTCCTCCGGAAACGGACCAGCCTGAAGATTAAGCGATCGCTGAAGGGCATCATGAAAAAGTACGAAGAAGGAGAGATCGACCTTCATGGAGCCTTTCAGTCGCTGGCCAGCTATCTCGGGATGATGGAACATTGCGACAGCGATGGCCTCGAAACCAAGATCCTGAAGGAATTCCACCTTCAGAGGAAAAGCACATGAAAACAAGAAATAGATTCTGGTGCAGCCACCTGAGAGGATTCTGCCGCCTGAATATATCTGCCTGCATAAAAGATGCCTGTCCGATCTTCGGCCGCTGCGGAGAATGCAGGCATTATTATATCCCGGCATCACAGGAGCCCTGCAGGAGCTGCAGGAAGAACAAGACGGAGGCATGACAAAATGGGACATAACCTGATATGGGCATTTATAGCAGCAATGGGCATCCCGTCTGCAGTTACCGGCCTAGGCATTTGGTGGCTCCAGGGCAAGATGACCAAGGCAGAGAAGAAACGGGAGAAGGACAAAGAAAAGCGGGAGCAGGCCCAGCAAGAGAAGGAAGAGGCTCAGAAAAAGCTGATGGTTAGTATATTAACGTCGGTCAATGCAAGCATCGCCCTCGGAGAAGCGACGGCCCGCGCCGTAGAACGGATCCCGGATGCCAACTGCAATGGCGACATGCATGCCGCGCTGGCATATGCCACGTCAGTCAAGCACGATCAGAAGAACTACCTGACGGAGCTTGGAATTAAAACCATCTACGAAGGAGAGTGAAAGAAATGAAGATCGATACCAGGAACATCAAACCAGCAACCATTATCCGGACCCTCGTCCTGGCCACGGGCCTGATCAACTTGGCGCTTACCATGTTCGGGAAGACGCCGCTGCCATTCGGAGACGACGACATCGCGGAATTCGTGGCATATTTATGGGCCGGCGGATCCGCCATCTGGGCCTGGTGGAAGAATAACTCCATCACAGAGCACGCCATTCTGGCAGACGAACACAAGGAGGCCCTGAAGGCTTCCGAGATCTTAGCAAGAGAGGTCATCGAGCTGCCGGAAGAATTAACAGAATTTATCGAAGAGCCGGTCATTGATCTTCAGGAAGAAGAGCCGGATCCGGAGGAAGAACCGGAAGACGACGAGGAAGAAATCCCTGAAGAAGACTATGATCCGGACGAGGACGATACGGAAGACTGCCCAGAGGAAGAGTAGAAGGAGGACGCCATGGCAACAACATATTTTAAAAAATACACCGGCAACAGCGGATCGCTCGTGGATGCCATGAAGGCCGTCGGAGCAAAGGACACCTCCCTGGCATATCGGAAAAAGATCGGCAAGCTGAACGGGATCACGAACGCCGGGACCGTCCAGGGCAACACAAAGATGCTGCGGCTTTTAAAACAGGGAAAGCTGATCAAGAGCAAGACCACGACGGCCGCAAAGAAGGAAACAGCAAAGCCGACCATCCCGGCAGCGACGGAGAATGCGGCCAAATACCTGGCCGCCCTGCAGGCGGAGCATGAATTTATCAGGGCCCACGGGAAGAAATTCTTCTATTCCTTCACAAAATCAAAGAAGACCTTCGCCGCCGCAAAGAAGACTGTCCTGGCGGGAAATAAGACCGGCATCACGTGCGTGGTTCCGACTCGCTGGGGCCTGCGGGCATTAGGTATTGATGCGTCAGGATTCTATGGAAAGAACGGCCACATCGCAGGATACAAGAAATCCATGGACAAATACTTCAAGAGGATAAAATCCGGAGGCCCGATTGGCCTGACTGTAAAACAGGCCGTCGACAAGGGCCTGCTTCATCCCGGAGACATCCTGTGCTTCGCAGGAGTGACCCACACGGTGACCTACACCGGCAAAGGATATCTGGTCTTTGACGGAGGCGGAGCGGCTCAGTCCAGGGGATATCAGAACGTCGGCATCCTTCTGGATTATTCCAAAGTAGGAGCGCACAAGTCAAAGAAGATCAGCGAGATCGTCCGCTGGAAATAAGGAGGCGAAAAACCATGAGAATCAACGAAGCCACGATGGCATTGATCAAAGAATTCGAAGGTTTATATTTGAGGGCCTACCAGGACTCCGTCGGCGTTTGGACCATCGGCTGGGGAATCACGAACTCGGACTACTCGATCACCGGGACCAAGATCAGGAGGGGCCTCACGATCACGAGGGGAACCGCGGAGGAATGGCTGCGGAGATCTCTCACCGAAAAGTACCTGCCGAAAGTCATGAAATACGACGACAAGTACGGGTGGAACGAGAACGAAGCAGGGGCATTGGTGAGCTTCGCCTTCAATATCGGATCCATTGACCAGCTGACCGCGAACGGCACCAGGAGCCGGGCAACGATCCGGAAAAAGATCCTCGAGTACAACAAGGCGGGCGGACGCGTCCTGAGAGGTCTCACGAGACGCCGGAAAGCAGAGCTGGCCCTGTTCAACACCCCGGTGAAGAAAGCCGGCCCTGCGGGTTATTCCGGAGCCCTGCCGGCGCTTCCGCCGCGTGGATATTATAAAGAGGGTGACGGAATAAAGACCCTGGTCAACTACCCGACACAGCTCAGGCGCGTCCAGGAAGCCTTAAACTGGGCCGTCGATGCCGCCCTCTGGGTCGACGGCAAGTACGGACCAAAGACGACAGCGGCCGTGAAGAAGCTGCAGAAGGCAGCCGGCATCGAGGAAAATGGATGCTTCGGAAAGAACTGCCTGGCGGCCATTAAGACCATGAAAAAATAAAAAGACCGGAGCAAGGGCTCCGGCCGGTTTTACGGTTCCTCTTTTAAGAATATATCCCATACCTGATCCGGCGTGAGATCATAACGCAGGGCGATGATCCGGACCTGGGCCAGGGAAAACTTCTGGCGGCCATTCCATGTCATCGAGAAATTCTGCGGGGAGACCCCGAGAGCGGCAGCAAGGTCTTTGTTCCGCTCTCCGTGGGCCTTCATGATTTCTTTTAACATTTTCTGATCAAACAATCACGCCACCTCCCGGACTTCAGTCACCCAGATGGTCGAGTTTGCGTGGCCAAGGAAGAGCTGGAACTCGAACGGGTCATCGCACTCCGGATCCCAGGCCCAAATGGCGAAATATTCGTCATTTGCAAGAAGAACTTCATAACCCAGATCTTCGAGATCTTTAATCATTTCATCCTGACGGGTCCAGAATTCGCCCGCCACATCATCGAGGATATTAAATCTATTAATCATTTCGGCACCTCCTACATTCCCAGGGCCCACGCGATAGCGTGCCCGTCATCTTCGAAAAAACAATCGCTAATATTTTCTAACAGGATCTCGGAATCACAATCGTGATCATCTTTCAGGAAGGAGTACACGGCGCCGTAATAACTCGGCATCCCGGGCCCCTGATAATAATGACCGGCAACAACGACCTTGTCGCCAAAGGTCAAGACCTTGCCCCAACCGCATTCAAGATCTTCAGGTGTAGTTTTTCCCGGTAATCTAAATTTATTTTTCATTTTAATATACCCCCTCAATTCACTTTGAATAAAAAACCGTGAACCTTTTCAAATTCGTCGGTCCAGGTATCGCGATATTCGCTGTTGATCTCCGCCATCCCGGCAACCGTGCAGCCTTCCTGGGTAAGGGACCAGGCGGCCTCATTTGCGCTGCTCCACCCGGATGAAAGAACGAACTCGGAAACGCCGAACTCGCGGAACATTGCGACAACCTCTGCGGCGTCATTAAAATCATGGGGGTCCAAAAGATCGACAACTTCATTCCCGCGTTTCATCATGGATTCATAAAGCCTGTACATTTTTGAGAAGCGAGGACCCCGGTCATTGATCTCTTTTGTAAATATCCGATGAGCGGCGCGGAGGCCCTCGATCATTTCTTTATTTTCCTTATTGGCCTCGTAATCAGCCTGGAGCTTAGCAAAAGCATCATAATAAATTTTAATTTCCTTCATCATTTTTATTTCCCTCCGTTCTTTTTTGTTGTACGTATGTTAACTCTGAACAGGGAAAAGTTCAAGTT